TCAGATCAGATCGCGCGGGTGGACGCCCAGGAAGTCGGCGATCCGAAGCGCCACGGCCAGGGACGCGGTTTCGATTCCACGTTCCCCGCTGTCGAACTTCTGGATCGTCCGAATGTTGACGCCGGTTCCTTTCGCCAGGGCGGCCTGTGTCAGCCCCCGTTCACAGCGCAAACGCGCGATCGTCGTTTCGCTCTTTGTGCTTCCGGATTTCATTTGAATCGCCGCCTTTCTCTGTTCTGCTTCTATATTACGCCTTTTAGACCGTAATGTCAAGTAAAAAATAAGGCCCACGGAAGGGCGTTCCGTGGGTCTATTCTTCTTCCGGTTCAAGTAGTTCTTCAATAGGGACTTGAAGGACGGTCGCGAAGGCGCGAAGTTCGTAGTCCATGACCAGCCGGCGGCCGGCTTCGATGTTGCTGATCGCGTCCTGGGCTATGTTCACGCCCAGTGTTTGCATTTTCGCCGCCAGGGTTTCCTGTGAAATGCGCTTCGCCAGGCGCGCCATTCTGACGCGCTCACCGCATATATTCCGCCGTCCGTAGTAGCCAAGATTCTTCATTTTTGTCCCCCTGTTTATGGTCATTCACAATATTCTATTTGAAGTTACCATAAACTATGGTATGATATTATTGGCACGAACCATAATTATCATTCAAGGGGGCTTTTCTATGGTGTGGAAAATCTTTGGTGCTTTATCTCTCGTTCTGGCCGCCGTGGCGGCTCTGGTGTCGGTGACGACCGCCCCGGAATACAAAACGGGGACAGAATGGGTGATCGCCCTTCTTTTTGTCGCCCTGGCGGTATTTCTGTTCTGGCGTGGATCGAAGTCCAGCGCCGGGAAGAAGGCAAAGCGCCAGGGCGGGAACGGGACATACATGACCGAACAGGACCTTCAACAAATTCAGGGCGGCGTCCTTCCGGCTCTTGTGTCTGTTCCGGTGGTCCTGGGCGAAGGCGAAGTCGCCCATTTCTTCGCGCCGGCGCGCCGGTATGTCACGAAGAAGAAGGCGGTCGGAAGGACAGGGAGCGGCGGCGGCGTCAGTGTCCGCGTCGCGAAGGGCGTGTCTGTGCGGTCCGGCGGCGGGGCCAGTCAGACGGTCTATGACGATGTCACGGACGCCTTCGACGGCCTGGCGGTTCTCACGAACCGGCGGATCGTCTTCCTGGCAAAACAGAACGGCTTCGACTGCAAGCTGTCCACGATCTCCGCGATCCTGCCGGAAGGCGACGGGCTTATGATCCAGGCCGGGGCGAAGAACTATCGCCTGACCGTGGCGCAACAGGGATATTTTTCGAAGGCCCTTGACATGGTGGTCAGATAAAGCAAAAAGGCGGACGGGTTTCCCCGTCCGCCTTTCTTACTTCGTCTTCATTCGCTTGTTGATCTCCCGCGTGATCTTGCGGGACACTCTGGCCTGTTGGGAATCCTTCGTCTTCTTCGCGGCGCGCTTCATGGTGAAGTGTCCCCGGACGTAACCGCCCTTCGGGCCGACGAACATTCCGCCTTCCGGATCGTCCCGGTTATAGACGAAGGTGTTCCCTTCCCAGTGACCAGGGACGAAGTGACTTCGGAAGCCGTGTTCAAGGTGACTCGCATAGTCAAGCGGATTGTAAAATCGGACGATATAGCGTTTCCCGCTCCGCCTGGCCGTCTTGTCGGACTTCCAGTTCCGGCGGTAGTCGCCGGTATTGACGATGTCCGGGCTGTCGTTCTTGCAGATCAGGCGCGCCTGGCGGACGGCGTACTGTCCTTCGCCGACGGCGATCTGGGACATGATTTCCGGGACGTCGTCTTTCAGGGTTTCCAGGCCGCCGATCCAGCGGACAAGGTCTTCTTTCTTTACGCCCACGGGATCGCCCCCTTTCCGCCGGCTCCGGCCGGCTTACGCTTTGCGAAGGTTCGCCGCGTTGACGGCGGCCGTGACGGTCGCGCCGACACCGATCACGACGCGGTCGCCGTTGACCTGGATCACGTCGTAGGTTTCATAGTAGGTCTTGAAGGACTTCCCGTCGTAGGTGACGGCGTTCAGGACCTTCACCTTGTCGCCATTCTTGAAGGACTGCGACGCGGTCCCGGACGGAATCTTGATCTTCTGGCCGACGCGGATCAGGTTCGGGTTCGCGATCCCGTTGTAGGCGGCGATCTCCTGGTAGGTGGTCCCGTACTTCGCCGCGATCGCGGACAGGGTGTCGCCCTTCTTCACGGTGTAGACGGTTTCGCCGCCGCTGGCGGGCGGGGTCACGACGGGCGCGCTTCCGCCGGCGTCGGAATAGTCGACGTAGGGAAGGCGGCCGTGTTTCTGCCAGGTCCGGGTATTGTAGCCGGCTTTCTTGCCGATGTTGCCGACGGCCGTGATCTGGACGTCGTTTTCGAAGGCCGGGGAACACTCCACGGCCAGGCCGTCGCCGATATAGACGCCGATGTGGCCGGGGACCCACAGGGCTTCGCCAGGTGTCATGTTCCCCCAGTTCCCGGTCGACACGTTCAGGCACTTCTTGATCATGCTATCGGCTCCGATGTCGGGGACACCGTTCGAAGCATAGACCGCGCCGCCGTAGACGTCCGACTTGTCGCCGAACCAGCCCCACAGAATCCCCTTGATCAGACAGACACAGTCAAAACCGAAGGTGTCGGCGCTGGCGGCCTTGATCATAGCGGTCCGGGCCGCCTGTCTGTTGTACTTGTGATTCTGGGTGTACCTGGTCTTATTCGCGGCTGTCATGGGCGCGCCGAAACAGCCCATGACGTACAGGGTTTTGTGATTCTGGGCCGCGTCGATCAGTTTTTCGATAAAGGTTTTACTTTTCATCATTGTCGGTTCCCCCCTTTACAGGCTCGATCACCGGGATTTCCTCGAAGTTGACGACCTTCGTCATATCACACAGGGCGTCGATCAGTTCGCCCAGGGCCGTAACGTCGACGGGATAGTTGATATACTCGGCGGAAGTCTGGACCATAGCCATGACCCACTCCTTCCGGGTCGCCCCGTCGGTGAACTTCGTTTCCGCTTCTTCCATAAGGCTGATCACAAGCCCCAGAAGGGCGGCCCAGTTTTTTTCCTGGGTCGCCTTCTTGACGTACTGGATCAGCTTGTAGGCCAGGGGAATACAGGCGGACAGGCCGGTCAGGATAGCGACGACCACGGAAATAATCTGTTCAGCGTTCATGTTCTTTCCTTCCTTTCGTTACAGTTCTTTTGTGTCATTGTAGATTTCGGGACCGTACTTCTTCCGAAGTTTGATCCGGTTTTCTGCTTTCGCCTTGCTGTAATAGAAGCCGGTCGCGGCCGCCGTTTCGGTGAAGACGGCCGGGATCAGATAGGCAAGGGGCGACGTGTCGCCGGTTCTCCATACCATGACCAGCGTGAAGGCGGTCACGAAGATCGTGACCGCCCCCACGGTGGAAATGATGATTTTTGAAAACTCGCGCTTCTTTGCGCGCCGGCCGCCGCTCATGCTTTCTTCTCCAGGTCGTCGATCCGGTGATTCGCGACTTTGATTTTTTCTTCAAGGACGGCCTGGGTTTCTTCCAGGCTGTACGTCCTTTCGATCACCGAATTATGCTTGTCGACCTTCTTTTCCAGTTCTTCCAGCCGGTAGGCGATCAGCGCGGAACTTTTCTTGTTGGCAAAATACGAACCGCCCAGGGTCCCCAGAAGGGACAGGACGGCGATCAGAATCCCTTCTGTCACTGGCGTCGATCTCCTTTCTGGGTTACTCCGACACTTCTGTCCAGCCATAGACGCCGGGTTCCCAGACGTTCCCGTCCAGGTCAGAAGTCCAGTGTTTCCCGTTGTGGGCGACCTTGTCGCCGGTGCTGTATGCGTCGTGCGCGCCCAGGGGTTGCGACCATTCCGGCCATTCCTCGCCGGGGTCGCCGATCTTCGACCACAGGGCGGGCGTCAAAGACGGGTTCCAGCCCTCTTGTGACGTGTGTCCCTGCCCTTTGTTAACGCGGTACAGGTTGCCGTCCAGCGGGTCGCGCCTGATCTGGCCTTCGGTGTAGGCCACGGGGTAGGCCCACGGGCTGAACTGACTGGCGTTTTCGGCCGCCGTGACGTCGTCGATCTGGCCGGCTTCCGCCATGACCACGAAGGCGATCGACGCCGCCCTGGCCGTTTCGGCGGCCGGGTTCTGTTCTGCGCGGGCCTTCGCTTCGGCCATGCTGACGAAGTCACACTGTTCCGGATTGAACATAGCGTTTTCCCCCTTTCCTTTACGCGAACCGGACGGTCGCCTGGATCACTTCGATCTCCTGGGTCCCCTTCGTCATGTAGAAGCGATAGGCCAGGCCGTAGGAAGACGACGCGACGGTCGTGTTCGTGAAGGTGTGGACGAACTTCCCGACCTTGCTTGTGATGTCTTCCCAGGCGGGGCTGTCGTCGAACGGGTTGTTCGTGACCTCGACGTGAAGGGTCGCGTCGGCCGGGTGATCCGCCGGGTACAGGGACAGGAAGACCTTTTCGACCTTCGCGTCCGTGGCGATCGCGCGGGACGCGGCGATCCGGGTGACGGTACGGCTGAACGTGATCAGCCGGGTCGCGCTTCCGCCGGCTCCGTCGGTGACGTAGATTTTCAGGACGTGGGACCCGGTCAGAAGCCGAAGCCATACGTCGGACAGGTCCGCCGTGTTCTGGGTTCCGCTCGTGGCCGTGTAGGTCCGAAGGGTGATCGTTTCGGTCCCGTTGGTCACGGTTTCCGTGACGGTCAAGGTCTGGGACGCCGCTTCGCTGTCCGTGACGGTGTAGTCGTAGGTGAACGGGTCAGTTTTTGCGCCCAGGTTTTGATCGCTTCCGCTGATTACCGGGTCCGTATTGTAGGAAATGGGCGTCGCGTTCCCGGTCCGGTATGCGGATTCCGCGCCGTTGGCGTCGACCGCCTTCACGCGGACCTGGTAGTTCGTCCCGTTCGACGGGACCGTGTCGACGATGGACTTCGCGGTCGTGATCCCGATCTGGGTGTAGGCCCCGGAATCGACCCGGCGTTCCCAGACATAACTGATCGCGTCGCCTTCGGGGTCGGTGGACCCGCCGGTCGTGATCGTCAAGGACTGGCCGGCGCGCGGGGTCCCGTGGGAAATGGACGACGGGGTCGTGGGCGGCTGATTCCACTGAATGATATAAGCCCCGTCGGTGTCCGTTGTATCGGATACCAGGGTGTCAGGGGCCAAAAACAAAGCCGGGCGAACGCCGTCGCCGCCATACCAGGCGAAGTCGTAGTCCAGGCCGCCGTCGGAATAGACGTCGCGGACGTAGTACGCGTAGCCGGCGTACGGGGTGAGAAGCCACCACCACCAGGGCTGTGAAGACGACAGACTGGAAGTCTTGTATTTCGACTTGCTGACCGCTTCGGCGGTCGGGTATGCAAGGCGGCTGTTGTTGTCGGTGAAGATGGGCCACTTGGTCCCCTCGGCGGTGCCGTTCTCTGTGTCGCCGAAGACCTCTGTCCGGGTCAACAGGCGGACCTTCCGCGTGATCTGCTCCGAACCGCCGCCGTCAGTGCTGGACTTCGCGACGGTGATCGTGTCGTTCAGAAGGGCGTCCCGGAAGTCCTGTTCGAAGCCGTTCAGGAAGCCGGCTTCCGCCTCGTATTCGTTGTAGTTGGACCAGACGTTCGCGTTGTTGGGCGGCGCGTCCGCGCTGTGCTGTGCGCTGTACCACTGGCCGGTCCCGGCGGCGCTGTTCAGCCATTGAAGCAGATTCGCCACGGCCGCGCGGTTGTTGCCGTAGTTCCGGCGGTCGCTGTTGGAGTTGGACGGCTCCTTCGCGTCGAAGCATTTCAGGGAAATGATTCGTTCCGTTACCAGGCCCACGCGGTCCGACGCCTGGCGGCCGACCTTGAAGCGGATCACAGCGCCGTTATACTTCGTGTTGACCGACTTCACGATCGCGCCGACGGGAAGCGTCGACAGTTGTTTTGACATGATATTCCCCCATTTCTTTTCTGAACAGGTCGTAGAACAGTTCGTCCGTGTTCCTGATCAGGTGGTAGCTGTTGCCGTGTGCGGCGTGGCCGACCCAGGAAGAATAAGACTGGACCACAGTTTCGAAGGTGATCCGCCCTTCGTCCAGAAGGTGGCGGAACTTCTTCAATTTCCGCCTGATTCGGTTCTTGCTTTCACGGCGTAGTTTGCGGACGACTTTTCCGCTGTCCGTCATGTACGTCCGGAAGCCCAGGAAGTCGATCCCCTGGGACAGCGGAAACACGGCCGTCTTGTGATTCAGTTCCAGCCCCAGCGGGGCCAGGAACTTTCTGATTTCTTCCAGACAGTAAAGCAAATATTCCTTGTCCGGGTGGATCAGATAAAAGTCGTCCATATAACGGCCGTAGAACTTGATTCCCAGACGTTCCTTGATCATGTGATCCATTCCGGACAGGTACAGGATCGCGAACCACTGTGAAGTGTGATTCCCGATCGGGATTCCCGGCCCGTCGGTGGAGTCGATGATCAAATCAAGAAGCCACAGAACGTCGGGGTCGTGAATGACTCGACGAAGCTGTGACTTCAAAACGTCGTGATTGATTCTGTAAAAGTATTTGCTTATATCACACTTCAAGACCCAGCCGTCCGCCCCGAACTGCCTGTAATACCGTTGCATGAACGATTTCAGACGATCCAGGCCGAAGTGTGTTCCCTTGCCCTTCTGACTGGCGTAGTTGTCATAAATGAACGTCTTCGATAGAAGCGGCCCCAGGACGTTGTCGCACAGGCTATGCTGAATGATCTTGTCACGGAAGCCGTTATACATGATCAGGCGTTCCTTCGGCTCGTGGACCAGGAAATAGTTGTAGGGCGACGGGCGGTATTTGTGCTTCGTCAGCATGAAGTGAAGGAACATGATATTTTCCAGGACATTCACTTCGAAGCGGACGACGGCACATTTCCACCGTTTTCCCTTTCTGGATTCCAGGTAGGCCGAATAAAGCCGATTGAAGTCGGCCATGACTTCAAAGCCGGTCGGCGGGTTCAGTTCGTTGTTCATAAAATGCTCCTTGCCGCTTACAGTCCGGGCGTCGTAAAGCCGAAGCCCTCGCGTCGACAATCATGTGTTTACCCTGGCCTTTCCGGCGTCGGGAAGGATATGATCTCCTTTGTTGGGGTCCTCTGCTTTCAGGCTCGTCGCCTTACTCGGTCACGTTTTCCACCAAATCCGGGCGAACGCCGTTGTTGCCATTCCAGGCGTTGTTGTTGTTCAGGTTGCCGTCGGAATTGACGTTGCGGACGTTGTTCGCGTTGCCGGCGTTCGGGGTTACAGATCATACCCTAATATCATTAACCTTCCGCCTGGGCGGGCGGCTCCGCGCCTTCCGGTCCGGCCTTTTCGGCCTTCTCGGCGGGCGCTTGCTCTGCCTTATACCAGGCGGCGGCCATGAACTTAACGTCAAGGGTGATCTTCGTCCAGTATTCGAAGGTCCCCTTGTCGATATAGCCGCGCTTCTTTGAAAGTTCGATGAAGAACAGAAGCATTTTACAGGCCGTCAGGGCGTCCCGTTGAAGGGTCAGCCGGCGGGCCTTGTCTTCTGCGCTCCGGATCGGATAGATTTCATTCGCGGCCAGAAGTTTTTCATAGATCGACAGGACGTGATCCTGAATCCGGTTGACCAGTGTGAAGCGGACTTTCTTCGGAAAGTGCTTCGTGTTGTCGGTCAGGTTCAGGGTGTAGTCGATCAGATTCGAAGCGACAGGAAGAACGTGAAGGGGGTTTTCGACCCCGTCAGTCTTCCTCTGATTCCTTTGGTAGTTTTGCCGGGTTCCCATTGATACACCTTCGTTTCCTGATTCTTTCAACCGTTTCGCGCCGGCCGGAATAGTCAAAGCCATAGTCCCGAAGGACGACAGTCTGTTCTTCGCCTTCGTAGGTCAGGCCGCACAGAACGACGGCGTCGCCACCACAGCGGCCGCACACGGGCCGAAGTTCAGTGAACAGATTAGATAATAGGCAAGACGTTTCCGACGGCGTACAGGCGAAGCGGGTCACAGATACAGCCGGTTTCCGGCGGTGTCCAGAATCCCTTCCGGGATTCCGTCGCCGTCATATCCCTTCCACTGGTCGATCTGCGCGGGGGCGAAGGTGTGTGTCACGGTGGTCCCGGTGAAGCCGGTGTCAAGCTGTTCCTGGATCGCGGAAATATCGAAGTCCTGGCGGCGCTGTGCCGCTTCCACAGTTTCGCCGGTGGTTTCCTCGATCTGGGAAGCGTCGTGTCCGTGGACGATCGGGGCCGCATAGGCGACCATTTGCGCCGTTGTCACATAGGACCCGCTTCCGACGTTCACGGTGATCCAGCTGTTTTCCTGGTTCGTGACGACCACGGCGACGTCGTGGACGTGGACCGTGTCACCTTCGCCAGACAGACCTTCTTCGGTCTGGAAAGAACAGGGTGGAAGAACGTTGTCGCTGTCTTCTCCGTCCAGCCAGGAATAACTGAACATGAAGGGCGAACCGTCTTCGTCCAGTGCGTAGGTTGCGACCTCTCTGATATATACCTTTGTTTCCAGGCCGGCGTTCGTCACCTGGACAGGGATTCGCATATAGGAAGGGTCGCTTTCGACGAAAGTCTTTTCGCCGATCTGGGTGTTCACGTTGATCGGATTGACAAGCGCGGTCAGCGTGTTCGGGCTGACCTGGGCCACGCCGTCGCCGGCGGCCGCACTGGTCAGGACAAGCTGTTTTCCGGCCGCCAGGAAGGCGGTCAGGACTTCCGCGCCCTTGTCGGTGATCGTTGACTTAAATCGTGCCATTTTGGTTTCCCCCTTGTGGAATGTGTTCATGTCGGACCATATTGACCATAGCGGCCCCGATGACCGTCGGCGGACTCTGGACGACCTGGGGGATTGACGCTTGAAGCAACAGGACCAGGTTCGCCGGGATCATTTGCCCCAGGGTAGCCGCCAGGGCGTCCCGCTGTGTGAGTCCGGACAGGCGGATTCGAATGAACAGTTCATAGACTTCGTTGTTCAGGTCGACCTGGAAGTCGTCGCTGACCGTGGAAAGATACTTCAAAAGCGCCCTGTATGTGTAGGGAAGCTGGTCCAGGTATGCGATCAGGATTCTTTCGCGGCGCGCTTCCAGCGTGTCGCCAGGGGCCGCCACAAGGCCCAGAATCGCTTCCCAACGTCCACAGCCATATTCGGACAAGCTGACCAGGAAGAAGTCATCTGGCGCGCCCTGGACGTCCTGAACGGCCTTCGAGAACTCCGGCTGTTCGGCTCCGGCGATCTGGTCGAACTCGACCAGTTCTTGAAGATAGCGCGGCCAGTATTCTTTAAGTTCCATTCGTGACCACCCCCAGGACTGGGATTTCGTCTGCGTCCAGGGAAATATTCGCGGTCCCCTGGTTGATCGTCGTCCCCGTAATGTCGATGATCCCGTCCACGTTCAGGACCTTCGTTTCAATCTGGCTAACGCGGACGATCAGGTTTTCGCTGTCCGCCCAGGTCTGGGCCAGGTCGTCGAAGTATGACTGGATCGCCGCCTTTACCGCTTCCTGCGTGGTGGTCCAGGACGCAGACCCGGAAAAGGTCAGCGTGAAGGACACGTCGATCGTCGTCCCAGTGACGCCGGCGACTGTGACGACGTGGCCGATCGGGGCCAGGCCGACGCCGGTCCCCTGGGTCCCCACGGGGTCGATCGCTTCCTGGACTTCCTCGACCAGTTCGGGCGACGGAACGGACCATTCACTGTCCACCAGAACGATCTTTACGGTCCCGCCGCCATTCCATACAGGGAAAACCTTCACGGCTCCCACGCCCGGAAGAAGTTCGACCTTGTTCTTGTAGTCGGCTATATTCCCGCCGAACGCCTGGGATTCAAGGGACTCGAAATAGCGGGCGCGAAGGGCGTCGTCGCTTTCTTCGTCTTCTCCCGGAATCAGAATGTCCGCCAGGCGCGCGGCCGCAAGGTCAGGGACGTAGTCGATCGGAAACAAGGTCCCGACGTACTCATTCCCCGCGACGCCGGCCGTTTCCGCCGTCATGCTATACTGGCCGGCGGCGATCCGCTCCGTCACGACGAAGTTAATGTCGCCACCGGAAAACCGGGTTCCGATTTCCAGGTCACAGCCGGACCCGTCCGACTTCTCGAAGTAACCTTTTCTGACTGCATAGGTCGCGGCCGTCCGGAAGACACTTCGTTCCCGACACTTCTTCGTCAGGTCGTCGCCGGTTTCTGTGTCAGGGAAGGCCCGGTCAAGAAGATAGGCTAATTCGATATACATGATAGCCAATTCAGCCGCCGCCGGCGCGATCGCGTCGTAGACGATCGACCCTTCCCGTTTGTCCACAGAAGCGGACACACGGGAAAGACAGCGTTCCATAATGTTTTCGAAGGTCATGTTCTCATACATTTGCTGTCACCGTCCTTTCAACAGGGATTTCACCGAAGATCGTTTCTGCTGTGAAGCTGACGCGGGCGGTCCGCTTGTCGATCTGTTCGACCTGGAAGTCGGTGACGTCGGTGATCCGGCTGTCCGCCAGAAGTGCTTCTGTTATCACGCGCTTGATTTCACTTGAAAACACGGGATAGCTTTTACCGACAACGGCGTTCAGTTCGATTCCGTAATTCCATGAATAAATCAGGTATGCGAACCGTTCCGTCGACAGGATTTTGAAGATCGCTTGCTTCATAGCTTCGGTTTCATCGACGAAGCCGGCGACGCGGCCGGTGTCGAAGTCCACCTTGTAGGTTCTGGTCGGTTGTTCCGCCGCCGGCGTTACCGTCACGGCCTGGCCGATTGTGACCGTGGAAGCGGTTGGAATCAAGGCCATAGGATCACACCCTTCCCAGAACCAGGAACGACTGTCCGCCCTGGTTTCGAAACAGAACCACCTTGTCGCCGACTGACAGGCCGTAATAATATTCGGACGTGCCGTCTGTGTTGGTCAGGTAGTTGTTTTTCAGTGTGTGTTCGTGGGACGCGAAGGAAGCGTCGCCGGCTCCGCCGTCCTTTGGCTCCGTGGTCGGCGCTCCCTTGAATCCGCTGTGCTGGTGGGTCGGGTAGTAGCCGGCGCGGAATTGCTTCATTACGACGATCGCTTCGCCGGTGATGTCGAAGCGGTTATCGACCCGGATCGTCAAGGGGGACGTCGACGTCACATTTCCAAAAAGGAAGGCCGCCGGAACGGTCGCGTTCTGCGACTGTTGGGCGACCTTTTTCATAGTTTCAAGTAGGGCCATATCACACCACCTTCAATTTCAGGGACATTTCTTCTTTCAGAAGATCGGCGCTGGCTTCTTCGATAATGAAGAAGGCACTGACGCCGACCTTCTCAATTCCGATATACAAGGCGCGGCCGGCGCGGACGGACAAATCCAGAAGGGCCTTCACTTCAAAGGTCTTCTTCGGCCGGTTGTAAAGTTCCAGCATTTGACCGCCGCGTTCTTTGATCTGGGCTTCGTTCATATCTTCGTCGACGGATTCGTAGTCCTGCAAGGTCCCCCAGAAGGTTATATTGTTTGAATCCTGGAAGATGTAAACGTCGCGTTTTCCGGTTTCCTTGTTGTCCCGGACAAGTTTGATCTTGTTGTAGGTTTCGGAATCTATGTCGGTTTCGTAGGTGTAGCCGGTCGCCATACTGGAATCGCCCACGAACAGGTCCAGCTTCGACTTCTCGACGTCTGTGATCCGAAGGGACCCGAAGTCGTCCCACAGAACGAACATTTTCCCGGTGTTGATCAGGGTATGATCCAGGGCCTTCAAGACTATGTCAAAAAGGGTCTGGCCGTCTTCGATCATGGACGGGATCGCGTAGCTGGTGTTTTCAAGTTCACCGCATTTCAGGCCGAAGTCTGCCGCGATCTGGGTCAGGATTTCGTCGGCCCTCTTGCCGGTGAAAACATAGGTTTCCTTGTTCTTCTTCAAATACCAGGTTTGGTCGTATGCGGTGATCGTGACCTGGTCGGTTTCGTCCTGTCCGATTTTCACCACATATCCATAAAAAATCCCGGTGTCGTCGTCCTTCAAGGCGACGATCCCGCCGTGGGTCCAGACCACAGCGTCGTCGGCGATCATGGTCAGTTCCAGGGAAGCGGGGGAACCAGACCTTTTCGTCGACCACTTCGCGCCGGCGCACAGTGTAGTCACGTCGAAGGCGTCGCCGGTCACGTTATTCTGGTACAGAATGGAGATCACGGGATCGTGAAGACCTGTCCAGGGTAAATCAGGTTCGGGTTCGACCCGATCGTCCCCTTGTTGGCGTTGTAGATTTTGGTATAGTCGCTTCCCTTACCGTAAATCTGTTTCGCGATATTCCACAGACAGTCACCGGCCTTCACGGTGTACGTCTTCGCTTTCGCGGTTTCTGGTTTCCCGGTCCTCTCCGGCTCCTTCGCCTGTGCGGGCTTTTTCGGCTCGGCCGGAAGTTCGATACGTCTGGGCGAATAGTCCTTCCATTCTGACAGCTTGATCGAATAGTAGAAGTCGCCCAGTTCTCCGGCGCGTTCTTCATAGTCGAAGGTTTCGACGCCCATTCTGACGTTGATGTCCAGGTCTGTTCCGGTGATAAGGAACCGGACTGGTTCAAGACCGTCCCGCGCGGCCTGAATGGCCTGGACGATCTCGACCGGGTCCCGGACCCTTCCCGTGACATAAGGCGCGCTATGGGCCGGGAAAAAGCTGTCCCAGGCAATAGTTCGAAGCCCCTTCTTCCGAAGGATCAGAATGTCGCCCAGGACAAGGACGGTCGCGGTATCGTTATTTCCTGGCGAAGTGACTTTCAGTTTTTCAGGAAGGACGGGAATGTCGATTTCCCGTCCCCCTGTGATCAGTGTCATTCCGTAATTGTTCATTAGGCATACACCCCCTCGGCGGCCGCTTCGAACTCGTTTTCCAGGCGGGATTCGATTCGGTTGACAACTTCATCGACGTCCACCTTCTCGCTGATCTTCGCGTCCACAGCCACAGTCGGGGTCAAGGTCACGAAGTTCTGGACATAGCGCATTTCGGCCACGTCCCGAAGGAACTTCAAGTCTTCTTCGGCGATATTCACGTCTTCGTCGATAGACCCGACGGACCCAACGTGGTCCACGTTCCCAATGTCGCCGGGGTCTGTGTTGGCGTAGGCGGACCAGTCCGGTTCGGTGCTTCCGCTTCCAGCGGCGGCGGCTTCGGCCTTTGCGGCCGCGATTTCCGCTTCACGTTGCGCCGTGGCGGCGTTCGCTTCGGCCTTCATAGCGTCCAGGGCGGCGTCACGCTCTGCAATCTGGGAATTGATCTGGTCCTGGTAGGCGGCCAGGTCTGCGGCTCTGGCTTGTTTGGCGGCTTCATTTTCCATTTGTGCGGTAGTCCCGAACGTGACCTTCTCGATCGCGTCGATACTGACGCCGGGGATTTTGTTCAGAACATTGATGAAGCCGTTTATGATGTCGATCGCGCCATTGACCATATTTTGAAGGATAGTCAGGACCCCGGCCTTCATATCGCCCATGAAGTTCTGAATGTTCACGCCGGCCGTGTAGAAGGCCAGTTGCAAACGGTTCCACAAATCCATGACGAAGTAAACGCCGGTCATAAAGCCGATTTTTACCCAGTCCCAGGCAGTCAGAACGGCGTTCACACAGATCAGCCAGGCGACTTTCAGGCCGCCGACAGACTGGACCCACTTGTAAATCGTCGCCACAACGACGCCGATCGCGATCGCTATCCGGAACAGGGGATTCGTCAGAAGTGTCGTGAAGAACGCCTGGGCGGCTCCTGTTGCGATCCATGTCGCGGCCGTCTGGATTCCCAGGGCCACAGCGTAGCCCAGGGCCGCCGCCGCCAGGCCCCAGAAGATCGGGGCGATCATGGACCAGTTGTCGTAAATCCATTGTGCGCCCTGGCCGATCATGGTCAGGACAGGCGTGAAGGCTTCCAGTGCGACGTTCTTCGCGATCGTCCAGACCTGGGAAAAGGTCATGGGCATAGAAGCAAACTTCGCGTTGATTTCGTCGGCAGACGACAACATGGCGTTTTTCACGATCGTCGAAGTGATCTGACCTTCGGCGGCCATTTCACGGATTTTTCCGATCGGGACGCCCAGGTAGTCGGCGATCGTCTGAATGATGGTCGGGGCCTGTTCGAAGATACTGTTCAATTCCTCGCCACGAAGGACGCCGGACGACATGGCCTGTGTCAGTTGCAACATGGCCGCGTCGATTCCGGCGGCCGACGTTCCGGCGATTGTAAACTGTTTGTTGATCAGTTCGGAAAAGGCGATCAGTTCTTCGTTACTGGAAAAGGCGTCGCCGGCCATTATTCCCATTTTCGCCACAGCGTCGGCCGTTGTCTGATAGGAAGCGCGGGACCTGTTGGCGGACTCCATGATCATATCTTGAAGTTCCGCCGTGGTCTGCAAGCCGTCATTCATCAGGTCCAGGCGGGCGCGGGTGGTGGTCATGCTGTCGGCCAGCTCGATCACCTGTTTCGCGCTGAACGCCGCGATCGCGGACTTTATAATTCCGCCCATGCTCGACCACACGGACTTGACCTTCTTCGCCTTGTTTTCCGCCTGTTCCTGCCTGTTGTTGAAGTTGTCGACCTGGCGGCCGGCCGCTCCGATGTCGGCGGCGCTCCGCTCGAATGGCGCGCCGGGGTCAATGGTATCGGACAGGGCGTCCGTGGTGTCCAGGGAACGGTTCAGACGTTCGGCCGCGCTGGTCATGGTGTTCAGACGGGACGTCATTCGGTCCTGGATCGAAAACTGTGTAGATACGCCGGCCACGTCGTCACCTTCCTTTCTTGCCCTTCCGGCGTTTTGCCTTCGCCGCTTCCTTCTTTTCCTTCTCTATTTGAAGGTCAATGGAAGCATAGATAAAGGCCCTTTCCCGTCTGGGAAGGGCCAGAAGCGCGCCTGGAAGGATTTTCAGCCGGTGGAGAGCGTAATGGGCGTAAACCGATTCGCCGTCGGCGTCCGCCTCATTCCCGCCCCCCGTGATTAGTTTTTTGCTTCGTCCCTCAAATCGTTGACGTCGTCGGTGAAGCCGTTGATCTCCTGGACGGCCAGAAGAAGGTCGGTGTACTGACCAGGATTCAGGACCAGGTTGATCAGGTCTTCGGCTCCACGGACTCCCTTCTTCGCCTGGAAGTCGGCGTCCTTGAAGTTGGGGTCGATACAACAGGCCGCCACAAGACGGGCGTTGTAAAGGTCGGTGTCAGTGTCGATCCGCTTCTGGCGGGTCTTTTTGTCGAACTCGATCTTCTGACAGGTCTTCCGGATTGCCTTGTTCTCCGCTTCGGTGATCGACCGGATCACGAAGGGGTGGGGGAAGGGTGCGATCTGGACTTCCGTCTGGGTCGTGCCGATTTCGGATTCCATAAGAAACTCTTGAAGTTTACCCATTGTCTTTTACCTCGCTTTCAGAATCAGAACTGTGTGAAGGGCGTCAGAATATCGAAGTCTTCGAAGGTGAAGTCGACGTCTTCGTCCAGGGGGTCGTCGCTGTCGCCGTCCAGTTTGCCCAGGACGACGGAATCCAGGTTGCAGTCGATCAGAAGAACGGACTGTTTTCCGGCGGAAGACTCCTGGTCGTCGTTTTCGATCACCATATCGAAATAGATGTCCTGGCCGGTTTCCTTCCACTGTTTGATCATCTGGCGGAACAGGGGGGTCATGTAGTAAAGGGTCATGGACCCGGTTCCGTTGCCGCCGGTGGTCTTGTGGCCGGTCATGCGCTTCCCGATCGCCTTTACTTCCGACTTCGACTTCTCCACAGTGGACTCGATCGTCTTCGCGAAGAAAAGTTCTTCGTTGTTCCCGTCGATCTTTGCATACGCGCGGCCTTCCTTGCCGGAAATGGTATCAGGCGCGTTCAGGGTTTTCATTTCGGTTCACACTCCTTCCGTTAGTTGACGACAGTCGTCATATACAGCTTTTCCATGCTGTCGTTCGGTTTCAGCGCGGAATCGACGGCGACGTCACGTTTTCCGACTCCCTGCTGAATGGTGATGTCTTCGGAAACAAAGTCGCTGATCGCGTCGATGTCCTGGTACTGCAAGGCCAGGGACACAAGGTCGGCCTTGAAAAGCTGGCGTCCGGTGTCGCTGTTGGTAACTTTTCCGATGTAGGAATCACCGAAAATCCGGGCGACGTCGTTCGCCCATCCGTCCAGGACGCGGATCACGCGGTTCGAAGTCCAGTCTTCGGTCATTCCGCCGCCGAAGTCGGTCAGACTGTTGATGTCGGTCAGGACGCGGGCGGTTCCGTAGTCCGCATAGAAAACGAACTCGCCGGCCTGGATTGCCGCTTCGAACTGGGACTTCGTATATTTGATGTCGACGTCCACGGCGTCGTCGTAGGCGGTGTTCGTCAGGCTTTCGTTGATCTCCGCGCCGGCGGAAGCGCCAGTCACCCACGCGACAGCTTTGTCGCCGGTCACGGTGGTTCCGTCGGTCAGAATGACGCCGTTCTTCACATTGATCAGGCCGATGTTGTTTCCCTTGTAATCATACAAGACGCCGACGATCTTCTTCCCTTCGTCGTCGCGAAGGCGCTTCACAAAGGTCGCATACAGGGCCTTGATTTCGTCGTCGTCGCCGGGGTAGCCGATCACGTTGAAGGACTCCACTTCGAAGCCGTTCAGGGCCGACGTGTGGGCCGCTCCGTTGACGGTTCCGTTCGTGCCGCCAGTCAAGGGGGTCGCGACAGCCGCTTCCAGGCTTGCCGCGCTTCCGAAGGTGACGAAGTCGTTCGCTTTCAGGCCGGCCGATCCGCTGTCCTTTGCGACGGTCTGGGTGTCCATAACCATTCCGTCAAGATAGGTCACGACGTCGACGTCCGTCGCGTTGTCGGCGTTGGTCAAGATCGCGACACTGATCGCGTTCCCTCGCGTACCGCCATAGGCGGCCGTGACGGACATTCCGCCCACAGTTGCGGTCGCCTTCGTTCCGCCGGAATTGACGCGATAGATCAGAAGCGTTCTGGCGCGTTTCAGGGCTTCACGAACCAGAAGAATGTCGGCCGCCGTGGGGTCATAGCCGAATACGGACAGGGCGGTCTTGTTGAAGTCCTCGGCATAGATAGAAAAGACCTTGTTTTCAGGCCCCCAGTTCAGTTCCAGGGGAAGGGCCGCGATTCCGCGCGTACCCATTTTGACGACGCTTCCCAGGCTGACGAAATTGATATACGCGCCAGGAAGAATCTTGTTCTGTGTGGTAAAAGTTCCGCCACCGATAGGCATGACTTACACCTTCCTTTCCAGAAAATCAGTGACCAGGCGGACGGCCTGGTCCTTTGTGTAGACCTTCCCGTCTTCCAGGACGGCCGCAACGGCGTCCCTCGGAAGGTTCAGGGTCTTCGCTTTGACCAGTTGTTCCTTCGTGAAGGTCGGGGCCGCCTGGTCTGCGGCGCTGGCCTTCTTCGCGGCGGGGGCCGCTTTCTTTGCTGTTGCCATTACTTCACTTCCTCTGTTTGGTCCAGGTTTTCCATGAAGGGGATTTCCGGCGGGGTCACGACGAAGAAGAAGTCGGCGTCGAAGGTGAACTGGAAGACGCGGGCGTTCTTGTTCGGCGTCGCCTTCTGGCCGGTCAGACGGACTGTCCGGTCCTTCTGGTCGGCTTCCTTTACGGTCAGGACGTCGAACTGGTCGAACATGGTTTCCGCCCAGGCGTTGAACTCCATATTTTCCTTCGTGTTTAGGAAGTACAGGACTTCGAACTGGATCGACCGCTTCCAGCGGCGGTCCAGGTGTTTTTCCTGCTCCGATTCAATGATCCCGACAAAGAACTGGCCGTCGGCGTCCTTCGGGATTTCGTCGACATAGACCTTTCTGTCGGGCCACACGGCGGTCAGCTTCCCCGCGATCGCTTCGATGAAATTATTCAATGTCACGCCAGATCACCGTCCTTCACACGGATTTCCTGGTGGGTAGCATATACGGCCGGGCGACCGACGACCTGGAATGTCAGAACGCGCTGACTGGTCGGGTCTGTTCGGCCGAAGCGTTTCAATGAAACACTGTCGCCAGGAAGGACCAAAAGGTCAGGGGCGGCAAACACGACGGCGTCGTAGTCGACTTCGTTCTGTGCGTCCGTCTGCTGGCTCTTGTCGCTTCCTGAATACGACAGCGCGCAAATGATTTCAGAATACTTCACAACGGGTACGGCTTTCGTGATATTGTTCGCGCCTGTTGTGGCTTCGGTCCGGCTGATCGTGGCTGTGTCTTCGTAGGTCATTTCGATCGCCGCGCGCTCTGCGGCGGGGTTTCCGAACATACGATCACCACCTTAAACGCCGGAACTCATTCAGGACTGTTCGCCAGCCGAAAAAGTCGTCGCCTTCTGCGCCCAGGTTAAAGGTCGACGCCGATCCGGAAGCGCCGGAAGCATTTGCGAAGGACGTCGTGACGTCCCCGCGCTTCACAGACGCGACCGGACCGACGGCCGCCTGGGTGGTCCCCAGGCCGGCGGCCTTGTAGTAGCTGACACACATGACGATCAGCGCGTTTTCCAGCGGGGCGGGAAGCGTGTCCTGGTTGATATAGGACAGGACCAGGTCTTCGACCGTTTGAATGACGAAAAGAAGAACTTCGTCCTGGTCTGTCCCGTTGATCCCCAGAAGAGCCTTGACCTTTTCCAGCCGGTCTTCCTTCGACATAAGGACACGAAGGACTTCCTTCTGTTCAAGGTCTGTCAGGCCGTCCAGGGAAGCTAAAATCTGTTGAAGCACGTTTCCACCACCTTTCGGCGGCCCCTGATTACTCCGCGCCCTTCTCCGCCTGGATCAGTTCGATGATCTGGGCCTTCGTGGCGTCGTCAGGGACCGTGATTCCGGCCGCCTGTGCGGCTTCCAGAAGTTCGGCCTTGTTCATCTTCGCCAGGGACTTTTCGCCTTCGTCTGCGTCCTTCTGCGGCTCGTAGGGGGCATAGTCCGGGCTTTTCATAAGCTGTTCGGCGACGATCTCGCTGTTAGGCTCCAGGATCACGCCGTTCCGCTTGTTCTTGAACTTCATTGTCGTTCACCTCCGATTAACCGCCGACGGTTTCGTCCATGTAGAAGATCAGGTCGGGGGTCAGGGCCTTTGTGCCGTAGTCGAAGAACATAGACACGCCGTAGTCGTTGGACAGGGGGATCTTCTCCGGCTCGCCGTAGGGGTAGATCACGGCGGGCTGTGCGATAGCGCCTTCGATCATAGCGATCGCGCGGGTGTAGGTGGAACCGGAAACAGGAAGATTGATACAGGAATAGGTCCGGACGCCGTGGAAGATTGCGAAGTCTTCGGCGGCGGTGTCCACGTTGGCGTTGTGGGTGTTCTTGTCCAGGTAGTTTCTGATCTTGCCATAGAAGACAGGATCGACCACAAGGCGGATCAGGTTCCGGGGAACGCCGCGAACGTAGTCGTTCTTCACGGTTTCAAGGGTCTGGATCAGGGCTTCGACCTGGGCTTCAATGTCGGTTTCCTGGGTGGTGAAGGAAGTTCCTTCCTCTTTCGCCTTCGCGAAGAAGGCGGCGTCCAGTTCGGCCGCCACGGTGTCGACGTGGTTGTCTGCGCGGCGCGCCATGATGTTACCGACGCCGAAGGTGTCCAGGTCGAACTTTGCGGCTTCCTCGACGATCTCGCGGTGGGTGTCCAGGTTGACAGTGGTCGGGGGGACGGTGATCGCGTCGCCCTTGCCGGCGGCTCTGGCGGTTCCGTATGCCTGGGACGCGCTGTTCTTGAATCGCTTATACTCCACGGAACCAGTCGCCGGGTTGCCGGTGTAGGACTGGGATTTCAGGCCGGAAGACAGGGTTTCCTTCTGAATGTTGGAGATCACAAGGCCGGACAGTTCGGCCAGGTCGACCTTCGTGGAACCGGTCTGAATAAGGCTGATAGCTTTGGTTCGTGCCATTGAAAATCATTCCTTTCGTTTGTCTGTTGACAGGTTTGTTAAATCACGACAGGGCCTTCGACCTTTGCGGCCGGGTCCTGGCGCGCGCCGGGGTCAGCGGGCTTCGCGCCCTTGATGTCGGGGTTCTTCGCCGGCTCCTGGGTCTTGAAAAGGTACGCCTTCGACTCCTTCAAGGGTTTCAGAAGGCCGTCAAGGTCAGTTTTCAGCGCGCCGGCGTCGTCAACCTCGATCTTGTCAAGGTCCAGAAGGGAAATAATGTCGGCCGGGTCGTGGGCCTTGTCTGCCAGTGCCATTCGAAGGGCCGTGTTCTTCTGGATTCGCGCGATCTCTTTCTGGTGGTCGGTCCGAAGGGTTTCGATCGTGGACTGGGCGGTCTTAACGTCGTCGGCGATCTTTGCCGGGTCGCCAGACCCGCCGATCGCCTTCAAGGCTTCGGCGGCCGCTTTCAGGGCGTTTTCCGCGCTGTTCTTGCCGCTGTTGGCTCCGTTGTACTTCTCGGCCGGGACGAAGGTTCCGTCGTTCCCGACGACCAGGTCCACGTCCTTTCCGTCCTTGCCCTTTCCCTTCAATGCCGCTTCGACCTGGTTCGACAGGTCTTCGCCCAGAATGGTTTTGACGCTTTCGGTGATCATGGTTTGCTCCTTTCTCCGCTGTCTTTACCGTGACTTCCACACGCTTTGCGGTCCCGCCTGTTCGCCGGGCGGGGGCGGCTGTTTTGGGTATGAAAAAACGCCCACGGAAGGGCGTTCAATCATCGTTTGAAATTGTTTTCAGTTGATTTCGCTTGTTCGTTCCTGTCTTCACGTTCTGGCGCTCCGCCCATTCTTCATAGGTCATATTTTCGGGCATTTTCTGGCCTGAATTGTACCAGTCCAGGGCGTCGTCCGGGTCATATTCGACCGTAGTACAGCGGTCGTTCGGGTGCATGGGCGGATAATTCACGCCGGCCTGTGCGTCCTTCAATTTGAAGTGCTTCCCGTCCAGGGCGGCGCACACTTCACAGGTTCGGCTGTCCAGGGTTGCGACGTATTCATATTCGTCCACGCCGGCCGCTTCATAGGCGGCCTTGTCCGATTCGCCGTGGAAATAGGTCGTTTCGGTTCTGATCAGACGTTCGGCGGCCTTGTAGGACTGGCCCATTCTGGCCGAAAGTTCCTTCGACATGGTCGGAATACTCTTTCCTTGCATGACGCCTTGTGTGATAGTTTCCCGGACGTGGAACAGAAGGGCCTGTTTGTTCTGCCACAGGCGGTCCGAAAACATAGCGCCTGACCAGGGATAGGACAGGACGTCTTCGACGGCGCTTTCGTCCAGTTTTGCGATCTCATGGAAGAAGCCGGCGCGGGACTGAATGTCGAAGATTTTCTTGTAGTAGCCTTCCTGGAAGGCGTCGCCGAACTCCGCTTTCATTTGTGCCACGCCAGTTTCCCACAGGTCATTTAGTTTCAGGTCAATCTGGCCCAGAAGGGCTTCAAGGCGTGAAATGCGGCTGTTTGTGGATAGGGCGTCCAGTTGCGCCGTCAGGATAGCCTTGACGCGCGGGTCCTGCTCCTGGGCGATCCTGGCGACGTATTCGGCCAGTGTTGCCTTCCACTCCTGGAACTCTTTTCTGGTCAGAAGGCGGACCGCCTGATCGTAGGTCAGACCGTACTTTCCGGCGTACTTCGAATAGAAGTCGCCGATCTCCCGGCGGATTGCCTTCGCGGCCCTGTCGTATTCCTGGAACATTTTCGCCGTCAATTCGACGCCGCGAAGATAGGCTTCGTTTTCCCGTTGAAAGGCGCGGGAGATCCAGTATTCCTTATTCCTCGCCATTCACGCCACCAGCCTTTCCAGCGGCCCCTTCCTGGCCTTCCTGGGCCGTCTGGGCGGTGTTGTTCGCCCCCAGGGAATCGTTGAACAGACCTTCGCCGAAGTCTTCCATAGCGGCCTTCTTTTCCTTGTCGATCTGGTCCAGTTCTTCGTCGACGTCCGTGACCCACGGGTGATTTTGAAGGATCGTCCGTTTGGAAATAAGACCGTCACTGGTTCGGGCGTTGTTGATCACGTCTGTTTCATTGACCGGAAGGTCCATATTGAACAGAATGTCGAAGTCTTCTTCGGTGAAGTCGCCCTGGCCGGTGATCTGGAAGTAGACGTCAATGAAAAGTTTCAGGCGGTGGAAGGTGTCTTTCAGTTCAGTCCCCAGGGAATCACAGTCGGCGTCAAGGTCCATATATCGGAAGTTGATCGCCGTTCCGCTTGCGTTTCCCAGGTCCGGGTCCTTCGTGTCCACGGCGGCCGCATAGTCATAAATGTCGCGTCGCTCATTGTCCAGGAAGGCCATGACGGCGTCGATGTTCAGGTCCGCCTGTAATTTGTCCACGCCGCCGTCAGAAGTGACCTTGATCGCCATGTGTTCCTTCAAGTCTTTCAGGAACTCCGCCAGGTCGGTTCCGCCATAGTTTTTCAGAATGTAAATGAACTTCGCCACGTCGCGAAGTACGTCGGCCGTGACGCTGTTTTGCCAGTTGATGTCGTCGATCAGGTCCTTCACGAAGTAACACAAGGGAAGTTCTTCTTCGTTGTATTTCAGCCACGCGATCGGAACTTCCGACCAGTTGTAGGCCGTGTTCCCGACGGTGAAGTGTGGTTCTGTCCAGTCGCTTTCCTCTGTCCCGTGGTCCTTGTCGACGTAGAAGTCGCCGGCCCCAGTCCCCGCGAAGGCGTCCGTCTTGAAATACTTCACACCGCCGGTCCACCAAAATTCAGCGTGTGTAATAACGTGCTTCCTGGTCCCGATATAAATGACCTGGTCATAGAATCGAATGAAGGCGTCCAGCTTCGTTCGTTCTGAATCTTTCCACAGCGGGACCACTTCGGGGGACGGGATTCGCATGAAGGCAAGTTTCCCGTCGTCGTCGAAATACGGTTGAATCCAGGCGATACCGGATTTTACAGCACCCTTTCCCAGACTTTTGATCTTCCGGCGGAAGGTTTGGTCAAACACTTTGTTCAGGGCTTCGCCGTATGCTTCGCTTTCAGTGTCCACGGTCCAGGGCTTCGACAGAAGGTAGTTCGCCTTCTGGTCGACCAGCTTTTTCAGGATCGGTCGTTCGATCTTTGCGTTCGAACGGTTGGAAACGTCGACCGTCTTCGTCTGGACGGAAGACCTGTTTCTGTAATATGCTTCGGCTTCCAGCATGATATGATACTGGGGCGACCGCTTGAACTCCCTGATTTCCTCGCTGACGATCTGCGCCAGGGTCATGGGGGCCTTTTCCGGGTCGTTCAGAATCATGTTGATCCGGTCCATGACGGACAGTTCCATTCTTACCACCTCACTTCAAAACTTCGATAGACGAACCGCGTCGCGGCCGCTCCACTCCGTAGCGTAGCGCCGCCATAGCGTCGTCCATGAACTCGACAGGTTCGTCGATGTAAAGACCCGTTGTCGGGTCTTTTTTCCATTTCCACTGTTGGACTTCCTTCAAGGTGTTCACACAGGACGGGTGAATGTGTATTTTCCGTCCTTTCAGGAAGTCGATCTGGGCCTTCACGCTTCCAGGCTCTTTCTTAACTGGGTATGCGCGGAAGCCGGCCTTCTGCCATGTCCTGATCCTGTCCGGCTCTGCGGAATCACAGAACATTTCCACACGGGTGTCGATCTGCTTCTGGCGGGCCAGGGCGATAATTTCTTCGGTGTCCTTCTCGAAGACATACACTTCGGACGCGACATAGATTTCGCCGTCCTTCCAGCCGATTCCCAGGATCGCGTCGGCGTGGTTGAAGCCGAAGTCCTGGCCGTAATAGAAGCCGTCGAAGAAGTCCCTGTCGGTCGGGAAGTCGTGGACCTCGAAGTTCGTCAGGATCAGGCCGCCCAGTTCGCCCCATTCCCCCAGGCCGTAGACTCGATAGCCTTCCGGGTCTTCTTCCTTGCGGCGTTCCATTCGCCGGAAATAGGCCGGGTCGATGAATCGGTTCGTCTTGTATGTCGAATGATGTGTCAGAACGTCCGGGTCTGCCTTGTCGAAGTAGCGGGCCTTGATCCAGTGTGTCGCGCTGACCGGGTTGAAGGTCATTGTGATCTGGTAGAAGAGATTCGGGTTCAAGTCGTCCAGGTTTCCGCGAAGGCGGTCGTCCAGAATGTCGACGTCGTCCGAAAGAAGTTCCGTCGCTTCTTCACACCATATCCAGACCAGTTTTCCGTTCTTGAAGGTGATCGACTTCACCTTCTCGCGCTGTCGCTGGTCCTTTACGCCCCGGAAGATGATCCGGTTCCCGGTGGTCTTACATTCCAGGGCCAGGGGGTTCAGGTTGACCTTCCAGAAGCGGTCGGCATAGGGGCCGAACATTCGATAGATCGCCGCCTGTAACTCTGCGAAGGTGCTGTCACGGTTCGTTTCTTCGATTTTCCGAACAACTAACAGGTTCGCCCCCTGGAAGGCGGGGTCAGACAGCTTCGCGACGTAGTCCTGGGCGATATTCACAGACTTTCCAGAACCGGCGGACCCTTTCAATATGCGGTATCTTCCGCGCCACTCATTCACAGGGCGGAAGACGGGGTTGAACTGGGCGGACGCTCTGAACTCAATCGTTCGGGCCGTAGTCATAATTGATCACCACCGTCACAGGCGCGGCGCTGTCCGGGCTGTCCTTGAACATTCCCAGGTGCTTTCCACACAGTTCCAGGGCCTTCAATTTGTCGGCCAGGCGGATTTCCCGTTCCACTCCGTCGCCGTCTTCTCCTGGGATCACTTTCACCTTCACAGAAGCGATCGCGGCTGTGTCGTCACGGGACGCGTCCGAAAGAACGGTCGCGTCGTTCATATTGATCACGTCGATCGCGTTCACGAAGGCGATTTTCCCCAGTTCCAAAAGGACCCGGTCGGCGTTGATTCCTGTACGCTTCGACCTTTCGGCCATAGCGCGGTCTATGCGCGCGCGGATTTCAGGTTTTTTCAGTAATTCACTTCCGATACTCCCCGCCGATTCCACGGAATATCCGGCGCGGATCGCGGCCTGGGTCGCGTTCAGGTCGATCAGGTATTCGTCACAGAAGACTTCATTCTTCTTCGTCAGGCGGGCCACGATCTTCACCTTCCTTTCTTCGTGGTCTTCCGGGCAACAGAAAAGGAACGCCGGCGAAGGCGTTCCTTTCTGCGTCCGTATCAAATGAAGGGGTCCGGGAACTCTGCAAGGTTCCCTTGTAGCATTTTCGCATATTGCGTGGGCGTTTACCAGTGCGGTTATATGCAAACATTTGCAAAGATGTGCAATCATGTGCAAAAACTTTCCGCCGACGTGGGGTCTTTCACTCGATCGCCCCGTGAAGGCGGATATACTTTCGAACCAGGCGTTCAACAGCCGTCTTTCTCTGTCGGCTAACCGTGGACACGTCCATTCCCAGGGTTTCGGCCGCCTGTTCGTAGGTACGGCGCGGGTAGTACATGGTCAGAAGGACGATCTTCGCCTTCGCGTCCATAGCAAGGACGATTTCGTGGACGTTCTCGATCTGGCGCTGTCGGTCTTCCAGGGCTTCGACCGCTCTTTTTGTCCTGGCGGTCCGCCGTTCAATGGCGGCGGCGATCTTGACCATGTTCCCGTCAGGGTCAGGGGACGACTGGACGCGGGGCGTGTCATAGCGAACGGCGCGGGGGTAGGCTCTGGCCCTGATCTCTGCCAGGTCCGCTTCCAGGGCCGCGCGTTCGGCTTCAATCTGCGCTTCGATCGTCCGGGTTTCCTGGTCGTGGTTCTTTAATATGTCATAAACGCGGCGGGTCGTCCTTTCTTCCGCGCGCTTCGCTGTTTCTTTGGCGTCCATGTCGTCGCCCCCTTTCCTGCCGGTGTTTAGAACGGAAGATCACAGTCTTCGCCGTCCATTTCTTCGAAGCCGCCGTTTTCCATGTAGTCGGCCGCCACGCTCCCGGCCGGGCGGTCTTCCGGGGCGCGTTTTGAGTCGGCGAACTCCACTTCGTCGGCCACGACAGAAAAGCGGGACCTTTTGTTCCCTTCCTTGTCGGTGTACTGGTCGACTTTGATCCGGCCCTGGGCCACGATCACGCGCTGTCCTTTGCGGAAATGCTTCGCCACGAACTCCGCCGTCTTTCTCCATACGACGATCGGAACGAAGTCCGCTTCCTCTCTGTTGAACTTTCGGTCGACGGCCAGGGAAAAGGTCGCCACCGGAACGCCGTTCGGCGTGTGTTTCAGTTCCGGGTCGCGTGTCAGGCGGCCGGACAGTTTCACGTCGTTCATATAGAATCACCTTCCTTCCACTTCTGGGCGAACTTCGTGATCCGGTACAGTTCGCCCCAGGGGTCCTTCTTCTGGGCGCGGCCCCACAGAAACAGGGCCACAGCGATTTTCAACGATTGCCAGGTCGTGATCTCCCCGTCACCGGCCGCAAGTTTTCGGACAAATGATTTCCCATGATAGCGAAGGCATACGAACGCCACCACACACGGGATCGCCTGTTCTTCCGGTAGATCAAGGGCCTTTGACCACTTTTCCGCCGCTTCCTTCCCCCGGATCACTTCGCCACCTCTGCAATCGTGCTTTTCATATCGCGGATTTCGTCAATTATTCCGCCGGCGGCCGCCGCGACGTTGCTGGTTATCCCGACGTTCTTCCCGTCTGTGACGGTGATATTCACCTGGTTCAGCACAGGAAGGGGACAGACGGCCACTGACAGGCCCTTCCGGGCCAGGGCAAGGAATATGTCGTCCCCGTCGCTCTGCGTGTCCTGGCGGCCTTCCTGTTCCGTCTGGTGGGTGATTCCGAAGGACACGGCCAGACAGGCGTCCAGTTTTCGAAGTTCTTCTTCGGTCAGTGTGTAGACCTTTTCGCGAAGCCGGCTTTTGTCGACGGTCCTGATCTGCTCACACTGTACGCGGGACAGGGCGCGTCCCGGAAGGTCGATGTCGAATTGCATAGGGTAAAGGCGGCGGGTGGTGTTTGTCGTCATGTTTGCGACGATCGCAGTCGGGGAACTGGCGTTCCCGGCGTCGTTCTGTATGATCACGACTGGGCGTGTTTTTCGTTCTTCACTTCCGACGGCTTCGGGGCTTCCCAGGCAGAAGAAGACGTCGCCGCGTTTTATAGTGTTCATGCGTTTTTCCCCCTTTCGGTTTCTTCCTCTGGTCGTATTCGCGACAGGGGAAGGGTTCGCTTTTGTGGCATTTCTCGCAACAGTCCGGACAGGTTTCCAGGCCCTTTCGCTGGTATGGACAGGGGACTGTCTTCTTCACCTGTCGGCCGCATACAGAACAGGTCTTCAAGGTCCGTCACCGCCTTCGACTATGTAAAGGCGGACGGTCTGGCGACCGTAGACCAGGGCTTCGTCGTGGTCCTCGAAGTATATGTCGACGGCGTTCCCCTTAATGGCCCCGCCGCGATCCTGGACGACACGTTCGCCCAGGCCGTCAATGTAGACGACGGTCCCAGGGGGAAGGACGTCCCAGTCTGCGGCGATCGTCACGCCTTCCTGTGCGACGGCTCCGCTTGCGGTGTAGACGATCCCGTCTGGCCGGTTTTCCGCCCAGGCTCCACAACACTTTTCACAAGCACAGTACGCGGTCGCTTCGTACTCCGCCCAGGCTGGTTCCGTCGGCTCCTTGCTGATCTGGGGCGGCTCCGCGATCTCGACCGTCGGGGCCGGGTCGGGCGCGCCGGTTTCCGCCGGCGGCCGCGTCCCTTCCTTTCCCTTCGCGCTCCACGCGCACACGACGAAGGCCGTCAGGATCAGAAGGGCGGCGAAGGTGATCTTCTTCATACCGCCACCGCCTTTCAGAACCGTTTCCCGTGTTTGAACGGGCGGGTTTCGTTGTAGGCCATTTTCAGGTTGATCGCGGCTTCCAGGTCGATTCCCAGGTGTCCGCACAGGTCCGCGATCCGGATCACGGCGTCGGCCAGTTCCACGGCCACGCCTTCCGGTTTGCTTCCTCTGTACTGACACTGGTCTTCGTGTCCATACTGGAAACAATCGGATTCGTCGGTAGGATTGCAAGGAAGGCCGGGGTCGCCCTCGAAGCACTCGAACCACAGGTCAGGCCGTCCGGCTCTCTTTTCTTCCAGGGCTTCGGACAGTTCGGAATGAATCAGGGCGATCGCCGTCCCGAACTCCGGCGCGGGGTTCCAGAAGCCGTGTTTCACGGCGTTGTCGTGGGCGCGGTCCACAAGTTCAGATATGGTCATTGTCTTTTACCTCTCTTTTGTTTCACAAGGCGGGCCTGTTGCCAGAAGCCCCGTTCATGGGTGACTTTGGCTTTTGCGTCCGCCACGGTCTTTTCATAGTCCCGATACCTGGCGCGTTTCGCTTCGACGCCGGCCAGAATATCTTCGATCGCCTGGTCGACCATGTCTGGCGGGTAGTAGTTCCGGGGATAGCGGCCGGACAGGTCGTTCTTCGGCTCTGTCATGGTCAGAATGATATTGAACCGATAGGACAGGTGTTTCTTCCCGGCGTGGTCAGCGATCCGAAGACTGTTCGCCACGCCGTAGTCGAACTTCAAGTAAACGCTGTTGGTGGAATAGGCGTCGTAACGGTGGATCAGGACCTTTCCGGCCAGGCGGTCGCACACATACGCGGCCAGGTCCCGGATCGTCTTCGTATTCTCATTCACCGGCGTCACCGCTTTTCAGGGCGGCCAGGGCTTCGGCCGCGTCCCCAGGGTCCAGGAATACCGTCCGGCCGATGTCGTGTTCGGTGAATTGCATGGACGCCCAGGCCGTCGTTCCAGGCCGTCCGCGAAGGACACTGAACGACGTCAGGCCGTCGGCCCCAGACCCGACAAACATGACGGTCGCCGAAATGACCCGCCGACGGTGGATCACATAGACCGTTCCGTTCGGCTTGACCGGAAGAAATACGCCGCCGGCGTGATTGAAGTCGGCCAGAATATCCCGCGCCAGATAGTCCATGACGCCTTTTCCGACTTCGTATGTCTGGCGGTGTTCGTTCGCGTGATATGCGATCCGCCGCTTGATCTGGTCGCACATAGCAATTTCAGCCGACGTTCTATTGATTTCACATGATTTCATTCGTTTTCACTTCCTTCCACTTCGTCGCCCCAGACGTCCCACCCTGGGGCCGCCTGTCTTGCGAACAGTTCGATCATAGTACCCCCCCCCCGCAAGTCGGGCGATCCTGTCGCGGGTTTCCGCCGGCTTCTCGCTGTGCCGGCCGATCGGGGTGTCGATTACGCTATGGACCGACCGGGACGCGCGCTTCGGGCTTCCTTTCGTCGCCAGAAGGCAGACTTCCGGGTTCGCTCTGGTCCAGTTACCCAGGCCCCAGAACCAGCCAGGGGACTTCCGGTTTCGCTTCACCCATACGAAGGCGGCGGTTTTATACTTGAAGCCCCACCGCCTGATCGTTTCCAGGGCGATTTCCAGGTTCGGGAATGTCGCCCACATGAACAAAAGGCAGTCGTCGGCGGCTATGTCCTGAACCGGAAGGTCATATATGTCTTCGGGCTTCATGGTGTGATAGTGCCGGGTCACATTCCGTTTTTTCCCGCCGGCGGCGTAGGACCAGGGCGGGTCGGCATAGATCACGGAATACTTCTTCTTCGGGAACGGAATCACGCCTGATCACCTTCCTTCTGGATCGGTTCGTAGCAGTCACAGCGGATAGTCCGGTCGGATTCGTCCGCGTGGATCGGTCCAGGAAGTCCGGCGTCTGCGCGCTCGATCGCCTTCACGCAATAGTCACCTTCGCGGCCTTTCGCTTCGTCCTTGATAAACTGGACGTTCTGGCATTCCCGACAGGAAAAGGCGTATTTCCATTTTGGGCGACTGGGCTTTCGCTTTCTCACGCTTCCACCGCCTTTCCTCTGGCGGCCACGATCTCGGCCGACCGGATCATGGTGTATTCGGAAAAGGCCATTTCCCGGACTGTGTCGGCGGTCAGAAGGACCAGGTATTCGTCGCCGTATCCGTCTTCGCCGTACTTTCGGCCGGCGCGCTCGTTGCACAGGTCCAGCTTCCGCCGGGCGTACCGTTCAGCCCTGTCGAAGAAGTCAGGGGCCAGGGCGGCCCCCAGGCTTTCTTCGACTCTGGCCTTCAATGTACCGGACCCGATCATTCGTCTTCGTCTTCCTGGCCGGCGGCGATCCGGCGAAGAACTTCGTTCACAAGTTGCTTCGAAGTGAATCCGGACAGAAGGGCTTCGTCAGAAAGTTCGACTTCGTCCTGTTTCAGCGACAAGCAGATTTCAGAATCCACGAACAAAGCCGGGCGAACGCCGCAGTAGCCACCCCAGGCGTTGCTGTAGAGCAGGGGGCCGCCGGAAAGGACGCAGCGGACGCCGTACGCGTAGCCGGCGTACGGGGTGATCGTCCATTCCCAGTCGTCAATCTCCAACAGGCCCGCGTCGTAATACTTCCGAACAAGGGGTTCGGGCAACATAGCGACCTTGCACGTCGCATATCCATAACGGTTCGTTCCGTCGTGGTCGGACAGGTCCCAGGCGGATTCCACAACCTTGTCAGCCGGGATCACGCCGGCGGCGTCCAGGTTCCCCAGGAAGTCGGTGTTCAAGTCGTGACAAAGGGTGGAGAAGGCGAAGTTGTTCGCGGCCGGTTCCGGCTCCATGCGGTTATAGGTGAACGGCCGGACGGTGAAGGGGCGGTTCCCGATCGTCGTCTTCGCGGCCAGAAGGGTTCGGCCGTCGGTGATATGTTCCATGACCACAAGTTCAACAGGTCCGGCGTTGAAGGAAGCCCCAGGGGCCAGGTCTTTAATTCTTGCTTTTACCATGTCGTTTTTCTCCTTCCAATTCTTCGATTACGACTTCGACGCGGGGGTTCTTCGGGTCAAGGGCGAAGTTGTCCGTGAATCCTTCGATTTCGGACCATCCGTCATTCCGAAGGACGCCGTTTTCGACCAGGGCGTCCTGAATGAACTTTTTCGCGAAGGCGATATTGTCCTTGTCCCGCCGGCGGGACGGTTCGATCCACAGATAGCGGATCACCACGGGCCGGGTGAAGCGGACGCCGCGAAGTTGTGTCCGGATCATGTAGCCGATCACGTTCTGGGCCTGTCGCTTCATGGAAGCGGCCTTGTATTTGCCCTTGTGGGACCGCTCCGCGTCGATGTATTCGTTCAGCCCCGGCAACAGGCCGGGGATCGTCAATTTGTACTTTTTCAAGGGTTCACGTCCTTTCAGAATCCCAGGATTCGCCGGGCGGCGTCCCGACGTTCGCTTGCGTTGCTGACTCGCCGGGACGTTCCGACCAGTTTCAGCCGGATCGGACACATTTCCAGGACTCGGTCGTAAATCCGCTTGTAGGCCAGTGACGGCGGGTTTTCCAGGTCCTTCAAGGACAGGTTCGTCGTGATGATCACCGGCTTCCCAGACCTGGCCCTGGTGTCGACCACGTTGTAAACCTGTTCGACAGAATAGGACGTGTCGCGTTCGACTCCCAGGTCGTCGATCACCAGAAGGGAATAGTGTTGAAGGCGGTCGATTCGCTTCTGGCGTTCGTCGTCGAACGATCCTTGAAGGCTGTTCAGGATTCGCGGGAAGTTTGTCACGCTGACGCTGACCAGCCGTTCCAGAAGGGTGTTCGCGATCGCACAGGCCAGGAATGACTTCCCGGTCCCGACGTCGCCATAGAACAGAATCCCGATGTTCTGGGCCTTCATTTCCTCCCAGTTTTCGACGTAGCGGCGACAGACGTCGCTGACCTTTGGGTTCCGCTTGTCGTCCTGGTCGAATGTGTACTGCAAATAGGCCGGGTCGGTGATACCGTCGCGCCGAAGCCGTTCCATGCGGCTTTCGAAGTCCCGGCGTTCCCGTTCCCTCTTTTCCTGGTCGGCTTTTTCCTGTCCGCACTTGCACAGACAGCCGACGCGGATCGTCTTTGTTCCACCGTCGGCCAGGGCCGGAATATCGACGTCCATTTGCTTTCGGCCGTGACACTTACCACAGCACAGAAAACCTTCGTCGTCGGTGTAGTCGTCCGGCTCCTGGTTTTGAAGGCTTTTCTGGATAACGCCGGCCAGAACATTCCCGATCGGGTCCATTTAATCACCGCCCTTCCAGGAAGTCTTCGTCGTCGGCGTAGTTCTTCGGCGTGGCTCCCTTCGGTGAAGCCGGCGGCGGATCAGGCCGGTCGTCTTCTTCCCACCGGCGGCCGCGAATGAACGTGGCCGGGTAGCAGATAAACGAACCGCCGTCCTTCGTCCACTGATCACAGGTCTTCCACCTTTCGACGCCAGCGACGATCTGGTCCACAAGGGCGTCGTCTGGGTTAAGCTGTCCCCAGGCTTTCAAGGCGTCCTGTTTTCCGACTCTGCGTGGATATGCGGACCAGAAGCGGTCAAATCCGCGCGGGGTCGACGCCGCCCCGGTTGGGCGCGTTCCCGTTCCTCGTTCCTCGTTTTCGTTCCCGTTTTCGTTTTCGTTTACGGGGACTTTTGATTTCACTTGCTTTCCGTTGCTATGATTGCAAGTGTTATCAAATGAAACAGGAAGTGGGAACTTGCTTTTCTTTGCTCTCTGCTGTTGGTGACGGTCCCAGGACAGAAGTTTCAGGTACTTCTTCCCGTCTTCGTCGGACGTGTAGGTCCCAACCATACCGGCGGCGACCAGTTCGTCCAGCCATGCGCGGATTCTCTGTTCCTTCGGCGGGTCCAGCGGGAAGCACATGGACGCCAGGATTCGCGGATTTCCATAGTACAGGCCGAAGTCGTCCGCCTTTACCACCAGCCGCCAGAAAAGGCGTTCGGCGTCCGCGCTGACTTCCGACAGCGATTCGCTGGTGGTGATTGATTCTTTGATTATGCGGCTCGGCACGTTGATCCCCCCTTTACAATGCCTTTTGACAGGTCCGACAGGCTTCCCGGCCGTACTTGCGAACGGAATAGTCCTGTTCAGCCTTCGTGATTGCTTTCCCACAGATCGGGCAGACGGCCCCGTTCTCTGCCTGGGGCGCTGGCGTACCCTCTGGCGCGCCCTGGCGTCCCCTGGTGGTCTGTCTGGCCTGTCCCTGGGCGTTTCCCTGGGGCGTCGCTCTCTGGCCTTCCTGGGCCGTCTGGGGCGGTCCCTCGACTCGTCTGTTCATGTCGAAGCGGACGTTCCCGTTCCGGTCGACGATCACAAGGTCGCTGATCTCCCGGCGGTCGTTGTAGGCGACGCGCGTGACCTTGAAGCGGGTGTTCGGATAGCATTTCAGGACTTCCTTCCGGCCGTTCTGTTGACCTTCGGAATAAAACTCGTTGTCTGCCAGTTCGACGTAAATGAAGGGGCCGGTATAAAGTTCGCGGCCGATCCCGACGTTAAATCCGGCGCGCTTGAAGGCGTCGGACGCCTGGCCTTTCTCTTTCTCGGTGTTGCTCTCGACGCCGACGTCCTGTTTCCGGACCCAGGCGCGCTTCTCTGCGTCCCAAATGTCGATATTACAGAACAGATTCCCGTTGATAACTTCGTGGGTCCTCTGCCAATTCCCAGGCCCGAAGACCTGGTCCAGAATCCGCATATCGACCCGCGCGTCCTTGTAAAGCAACAGGACAGCGCCGACACGGCCAGTCTTCGCGCGGCTGACGCTCTGGACTCGACATTCGATGTCCTTTTCCGTCAGAAGGGGGATTTCCTTCTGGGCGGACGCCTGGGCCACAGGGGCCGCCGGCTGGTCCTGGGCGATTTCATGGGCCGGCGTGGTAGACTCCGCCACCTGCCCGGCCGTCTTTTTCTCTGCCATGTGATCCGCCCCCTTTATTTGATCTGAATGTTCCGATTCTCGACCAGGGAAGCCCCGGTCACGTTCGCGCCGGCCTGAATGGCCTTCTTGATCGCGGTCTTGTCCGGCTTCTTCGTCACGGTGGTCGTGACATAGTCAGCCGGAATCGCCGCTTCGTCGTCGATCTGTACCTGTACGGACTTCCGGAAGCTGATCCGGGCCTTTGCGGTTTCGACCTTGTCCTTCCCGACAGCCGCCAGGCACGAAGACAGGTATTTCTTCACGCTGTCGACGCGGCGTTCGACGGTCTTCCGGCGGTCCGACAGGTTTTCTTCCTCTGCTTTCAGATTAGCGGCGAAGGCGGTCAGGTTCTTAATGTAACAGGCCACGCTTTCGGCCTTGTCCTCGAACTGGGCGTCCAGGGCTTCCACGGCGTCGAAGTTCTTGATCTCGCCAGTGTCTTCGTCCACTTCCAGGCCGTCAAGGGCTTTCAGGAAGTCGGTCCCGATCTCATACAGACTCGCGTTCAATTCTGTTCGCCCCCCTTCAAGATGTCCAGGGCGTCGCCCACGATACGATCAACGTCGCGCCAGCCGACTTCGACGCCGTTCCGGCGGGCTTCAAGAAGGTTCGACAGGGTGGAGATCGCGGCCGCGATCGCGGCGTCCGATTTTTCGGCGCGGGTTCTCTGCTCACTCGCAGATTCCCAACCGGCCGCGCTCTGGCGGCGTTCGAAGTCAAGGTCCCGACGAAGTTCGGCGTTATCGACCAGAACGTCCAGGGTAAACGCCTTTACGGCGTCGGTATCATAAAAGTTCAATTTCGGCATATTGAAAACCGTTCCTTTCTCTGCTATAATGCAGTTAGGCTTTTTTGGAATTGGCCGCTTCGGTTGTTGTGGTGACGACGAAGCGGTCTTTTTCTACTTCTTCAACGATAATTTTTCGCGCGCCCAGAAGGACCAGGGCCTTCACGACCTGTCCGACCTGGACGGGCGTCAGGGTTTTCGCGCTGTACTTCACGGCGTTCACTCCTTTCGTGTGAATAGTCAAACGCGCCGGACTGCCAGGTGAAAAAGGCCCACAGGCCCAGGGCGGCGAACATTCGCGCCGTTCCTTCCGCGAAGGGGACTGTGTTCTGCTCAACGGCTCCGACTGTGCCAAGTAACACAAAGAACATGACGAAGGCGATCACGCCGCACACGTTTTTTCGATTAAGCATTTAAGCCACCCCCCCCCGCAAATCTGACGGCCGGATTCGACCAGGGCGTCCAGCGACACAGTCAGGCCCCGCGCTCCATACGGCGCGCCCTTGATTCCGTACACCTTCGCGGCGTCTTTGCAATTCAGGACTTCATATTGCAGTTGTGCGAAGATATGTTGTTCCAGGTCCTTCCCCTTGTCTGGGTCGTAGTTCTCGACCGCGCGGATCATGCGGATTGCTAACTGTTGGAAGACGTCTTCGTCGTCCAGTCCGACCGCGCTGATCAGCCGTCGGTTTTTGTTTATAGTCCACCAGATACAGCCCAGATGTGATTCGACCAGGGCGTTTCGCTCCTGGGTGGTGATCGACCACTTCAAGACTGTCACCTTCCTTCCACACGCGCGCTGACGGCGGAATAGAAGTCCTCCGGGGTCATGTCGGGCGGTACAGTCAGGGCGATCGTGTGGAACTGCTTCCGGCACTTCGTACACTCTCGCCGCTCAATGGCCCCGACAGTCCAGACGTTCACGCTTCCGCCGTGGCCATGATGAAGGCCAACTTCTCCACAGAACGGGCAAACAATGCGAAGGCCATTCTTCACAATGGTCCCGCCGTCGTAGATCACGCCGTTCGTGGTTTCTCGCTCCACTTTCAA